AGATAAGGATCAATACAAGGGGTCGAGAGAAATTTACGTAATGTCTGAAACAACAAAAATATTGCAACAACCTTTAGAAAGAATGTTTAAAGAGTTATGTAAATTTATTCCTAATGAATTAATCAATAAGAAGAGCAATATTAGACCAAAGTATATCCATTCCAAAGTATTTGAATTCTCTTCTGAAGAGGATGAAAAAACCTATTGCACTTTGGATTGTAGAAAATGGGCACCTAGATCTAATATATGGAAATATTTTTATTTTATCTTAGGTATGAAAGAATTACTACCTGAAGGATTTTATGATTATTTTATCAATGTTTGGTTTTTTATGTTTAATAAGAAAGTTAGAGTGCAAAGTTTTTATGTAGAAAAAATAAGAAACAACAAATCAACTGAGTCTTTAGCGAAATTCTTTATTAAGAGAAAAGAAGATGATGATTTTGAGTTACACATGCCTTATAGTTTTATGATGGGCATATACAATTATTTATCTTCATTGTTCCATGCTGTTACTCAATTATATTTCAATGAAAAAATTTCCTCGATGGATGGTGTTCAATTTAACTTACAAGCACATAGTGATGATAGTGGTGGTGTAATAATTTCAAAATCTTATGAGAAAAATTTAAGATATTTTAAAGTTTATGAGATATTTCAAAAAAGCTGTAATCATTTAATGTCTAATAAAAAATCATCCCTATCTAAAACATTTTTCGAAATTATTTCAATTATGTACAATAAAAAAAGATTAATTCCAATGACTCATAAATTTTTAGCAAATGTTTCTTTTGAACCAAAAGGTAATGGTTGGGTTGATGACATTTCCACAGTTGTTTCAAAAGTCGTAGAGTTATTTAGTAATGGCGCAACAATGTTACAATGCTATTTAACAATGTTATCAATGGGTGAAATGATTCGTAAATTTTATCATTTACCTAGATTTAAAAATTTGTCTGCTTTGCCTCTTGCATTTGGTGGTCTATTTAATATGCATCCCCTACACTTAATATTATTGGGTACTGACGCTCAAGAAATAATGTTAGATAATACTGAAACTACAGGTGCCAGGAGCTTGAGAATTAATTTATACAAAAATCTTTTTAAAGATTATATACCTGGAAAAGGAGCTATTGTAAATTTTAGAATTCCTTACTATAAAAGACATCATTCTACTATGGAATTAACAAAAGAAAACAAAGATTTATTAAATTATGTTACCATTTGTGGGAAAGGTAGAACTTTAGATGATAT